GTGTTCTTTCTCTCTCCCCCGCGCGGCCGCACGCCCGGGGGACATTGGTGAGCAACCTCTCGAAACTCCGCGCATCGGTCCGCGCTGCGAAGATCCCACCCGAGGACCGAGCGGCGGTGGAGTACGCCGCGCAGTTGGCCGCCCTGCTCGACCGCGCCACCACCCCAACGCTGACCCGGATTGCCGCCGGCGAGCGGCCGATGTCGCTCGAGGACCAGCTCGAGGTGGTCCGGATCGTCGGCCCGCAGTACGCACGCGTCCTCACCGCACTCGGGCTCACCCGCGCCGGCCGCGGCGTCGCCCCTGCAAGCTCGATCCCCACCGCCGGCGCCACCGCCGGCGCCTCGCAGGATGCGGCCGCCCATGAGCGCCACCGGCAGCGGTTCTCCGAGCGCGGCACCGGCACTCGGTAGCCTCCTCCCGCGGCTGTTCACCCCGCCGCTGGTGGTGGGGCTACCCGGACCGTGCGGGTGCGGGTGCGCGCTGACCGACGAGACGTCCATGGGGTTCGCCGTGGTCGAGTGGGCGCTCGAGGTGCTCCACTTCCCGGCGGACCCGTGGCAGCGGTGGCTACTCATCCACGGGCTCGAGCTACTCGCCGACGGCCGGCCGCGGTTCCGGACCGTGCTGGTGGAGGTCGCGCGCCAGAACGGCAAGACGACCGTACTGGTGATCCTCGCCCTGTGGTGGCAGTTCGTGTGCGAGGTCGAGATGGTGCTCGGCACCTCCACCAAACTGGACTACGCCAAAGAGTCGTGGCACAAGGCGGTCCGGGTGGCAGAGGCGGCGCCGGCGCTCGCCGCGCAGCGCGGCCGCCGGTGGACCCGGGAAGCCAACGGCGAGCAGGAGTCGTGGACGGTCCACCACGCCCGGTACAAGATCGCGCCGAGCAACGAAGAGGGCGGCCGGTCGCTGACCGTGCACCGCCTCGTTCTCGATGAACTGCGGCAGCACCACGACTATTCGGCGTGGGCCGCGTCCGTCAACGCCGGCAACGCCGTGACCAATTTTCAGGCGTGGGCCTTGACCAACGCGGGCACCGACCGGTCGGTAGTGCTCAACGACCTGCACGACGCCGCGGAGACGTTCATCACGTGGGCCGTCGACATGCTCACCGGCGAGGTCGTGCTCGGCGAGGTGCTCGACCAAGCGCCGGGCGACTACCGGTTCGGCATGTTCTCGTGGTCGTGCACCGACGACATGGACCCGCTGAACGTGGACCACCTCGCGATCGCCAACCCGCAGTTGGGCCACCGCGTCGACGCGGACACGCTGCTAGGCGCCGCCCGGATCGCCGTCGCCGCGGGCGGGGACGCCCTCGCAAAGTTTCAGACCGAAGCGATGTGCATCCGGGTCCGGTCCGAGAACGTCGCGTTTGACCTCTCGGCGTGGGGCCGCTCCCTCGACACGTCGGTCACCCTCGACCGGTTCCGCGGCCGGCTCGCCGCGTGCCTTGACGTGTCGCCCGACGGCGCGCACGCGGTCCTGGTGGCGGCCGCCGTCATGCCGGACGCCAAAGTCCGGGTGGAAGCCATCCGATCCTGGGACAATTTGGCGGCGGTCCGCGCCGAGCTACCCGCGTGGCTCGAGCGGGTGCGCCCGTACACGTTCGGGTGGTTCCCGTCCAGCGGCGCGGCCGCCCTCACGGCAGAGCTGGGGCAGCGCAAGCAGGGCCGGGTGGGGTGGCCACCGCGCGGTGTGCGGGTGGAGGCGATCAAGGGTGAGACAGCCGCCGTCGTGATGGGCTTCGCGGCACTGGTCACCGAGCAGGGCGTGATCCACGCGCCGGAAGAACTGATCACGACCCACCTGGGCAACGCCGAACCGCGCTACCAGGCCGGGGGCGCGGTATGGATTATCGACCGCCGTCCGGGCGCCGGTCACGTCACCGGCGCGTACGCGGCCGCCGGCGCCGTGCACCTCGCCCGGACCATCCCGGCGCCGGCGCCGCGGGCCGGTTTCCACCAGGCGTGATCGAAGCGTGCGCGTTTCCGGTGGAGCTCCACCGGTCCGCGAGCAGAAACGCGCACCACGGCTGATGCTGATGCGCGATCGCGGGCCGTATCCTCACGATCATGAAGTGGTGGCGCGCCGCGGCTACGCAGCTCAAGAGCATGTTCCGTGTCGCCGGCCGCCCGGGCGCCGGGCACACGTTCTCGACGTCGGGCCCCATCGATGCGCTGTTGCGCGGGGTGTGGGCAACCGGCTGGATCAACAGTGGTCCGGTGTCGCGCGAGGATGCCATGACCGTCGGCGCGGTGGAGCGTGGCCGCGATGTCCTGTGCTCGATCGCGGTGCTGCCCCTGGCTACGTTCCGCGGGCTGGAGCGGGTCGATCGGGCGTTCCTCGAGCAGCCTGATCCGAATGTGGCCACGGTGGTCGTGCTGTCGCAGACGATCGAGGACCTGCTCTGTGAGTCGATCGCGTGGTGGGTGATCACCGGGAAGGACTACCGCGGGTTTCCGACCAGCGCGCGGCGGGTGGAGCCGCGCACGGTGTCGCTGACCGCGCCGACCGGCGACGAGAGCCGCTCGCTGGCGCCGCTCCCGAGCGGGCTGGACCCGCGCGGGGCGTCCGTGTGGGTCGACGGGGTGGAGGTCCCCGCGTCGTGGGTGATCCGGTTCGACAGCCCGGGCCGTCCGCTGCTCTCCACCGGCCACCGCACCATTCGGCGTGCGCTGCTGCTCGACGCCCTCGCGGCGATGTACGCCGAGAATCCGCGGCCGCTCGAGTCGTTCACCGACGCGGACGATCCGACCGTGGTCCCGTATGAGGACCACGAGGTGGAGCTATTCCTCGCGCAGTACATGGCCGGGCGCCGGCGCGGGACGCCCGCCTACATCCCGAAACAGATGGTGCGCTCCGACGTGAATGCGCCGTCGCCGTCGGACCTGCAGCTAGTGGAGCTGCAGCGCGAGGTGTCCCTCGAGCTGGCGCTGCATATGGGGCTCGACCCTGAGGACGTCGGAGTCAACACGACCTCCCGGACGTACTTCAACGCGCAGGACCGCCGCACCGACAAGATCAACCACACGTTCGGGCCGATCATGAAGGCGATCACGGACCGGCTGTCGATGGGTGACGTCACCCCGAACGGGCAGCATGTCCGGTTCGACCTCACCGAATACCTGCGGTCGGACCCTGCGTCGCAGGTCGCGTACTGGGAAGGGCTGCAGCGTATGGGCATCGTCTCCGATGAGTGGATCGCCCGCCAAGCGGGGATCGGCGCCGGCGACCGGCCGTCGGGCCCGCGCGCGCCGGCGCCGGCCGCGCCGGCTCTGGCCGCGTCGCTGGCGCCGGCGCTCACCGCGTACCGGGCCGGGCCGTCGCCGGATTACTGGATTGTCGGCAATCGCAATCCGGCAATGGCGGGGACGTTCGCCGGCGAACGCACGGGCGGGATGAGGTTCTCCGTCGCGGATTTCGCCGGCGCCCGACCGTCGGCCACCGCGAACACCCAGACGCGGACGATCACCGGGCTCGCCGTGCCGTTCGGCGCCCGGGCGGAGAAATACGGCGTGGGGTTCCGGTTCCGGCCGGGCTCGCTCGAGTACGACGCCACCGCCCTGAACCGGTTGCGCGTGATGGACGGGCACACCACCTATGTCGGTGTGCACGAGAGCGTGAACATGACCAAGGACGGCCCGGTCGTGGCGCTGAAGATCTTGGACGGGCCGGAGGGTAGCCCGACCAAGATGCACCGGGACCAACTGCTCATGGACGCCGCGGGCGGGCTGAACGATGGCCTGTCCGTCGGCGTGGATTTCTCGCTCGACCCTGCCGATGGTGACGTGGAGTGGACCGAGGCAGACAGCACGTATGACGTGGTCCGGGCACGGTGGACCGAAACATCAGTAACGCCCGATCCGGCATTCACCGGCGCACGCGTGACCAAGGTGGCCGCGAGCAACTCAGGAGGAAACATGAATTGCACGTTCTGTGGCCGCCCACACCCGCAGGGGATGGCGTGCGCCACCTGGCTGCAGCTCAACCCGGGCCTGCAGCAGCAGCAGCAGCAGCAGCCCGCGGCGTTCTCGATCGTCCCGCAGCAGCAGCAGCCCGCGCAGCAGCAGCCCGCGCAAGGCCAGTTCGCGCAGCAGCTTCCCACCGGCCCGACGTCCGGCGAGCAGTTGTCCGCGATGCTGACCGGCATGGTTGATCAGATGATCGCCAACCAGCAGATTGCCGCGGCGCCGCCGGCGACGGTGCAGACCCTCGACCCGACTACCGGCCAGTTCGCCACGCCGGTCAACCCGGGCGCGCTGCCACTGCCCGGCGCGGCCCCGACCGGCAACGGCACCGGGCAGCAGTTCGGGAAGGCCACGGTGACCGAGCCGGCGCCGTATCGCCTGGTGTTCAACCGCAGGTCCGGCGAGTACGACCTGCGGCAGGGTTCCCACGATTTCAGCCGCGACCTGATCGGGTGGCTGAAGGACGGCGACAAAGCGGCGGGGGACCGGGCCCACGACTTCGCCCGGAAGCACTTCAACGTGGCCACCACCGACGTCGATGAACTCAACCCGACCAGGCAGCGTCCGGACATGTGGGTGGACCAGCGGGACTACGAAACCCCGGTGTGGAACGCGGTCTATAAGGGCGCGCTGACCGACATCACCCCGTTCGCGTTCCCGAAGTACAACAGCTCGACCGGGCTGGTGGCGGCCCACACCGAAGGTGCCGAGCCGGCCACCGGCGCGTACACGGTGACCAACCAGACGGTCAGCCCGACGCCGTACTCCGGCAAGGCGCGGATCAACCGCGAGGTGTGGGACCAAGGCGGTAACCCGCAGGTCTCCACGATCATCTGGAACCAGATGGTTCGCGGCGCCCGCGAGGCGTGGGAGGCCCTGGTCATCACCACGCTGAACGCGGGCAGCTTCACCGCCCTGGCCACCCTGACCGCCGGTGTGGTCGATCGGGCCGTGGCCGGCAAGGTGCTCGGCAACGAGATCGAGAACGGGATTGCCCTGCTGCAGTTCGCCCGCGGCGGCATGAGGTTCCGCACCGCGTTCGCCCAGGCCGACCTTTACATGGGGTTGAAGGGCGCCACCGACACGGCCGGCGCGCCGCTCTACCCGATCATCGGCCCGCAGAATCGCAACGGCGGCTCCACCGCCCTATTCGGCGAGATCAACATGGGCGGGATGCCGTTCATCCCCACGTGGGCACTCGCGGCGGTCGGCCAGACCGCGGCCACCAAGTCCTACCTCGTGGATCCGTCCGCGGTGCACGCGTGGTCCAGCGCGCCGCAGAAACTGACCCTCGACGCGGTCGCGGTCGCGTACGTGGACCTCGGCATCTGGGGCTACCAGGCCGCGGCGGTCTCCGACACCGCCGGCGTTCGTACCATGACGTGGGATCCGGTCGCCTGATCTGATCGTGCACCGCCCCGTGACCAGCGGGTATTGACCGGCGTCCACGTAAACGACCGTTTGGGAATCGAGGAACATCAATGCCTACCAAGGATGAGTTGGAGCAGGAAAACGCGGCCCTGCGCGACCGGGTCGCCCAGCTCGAGGCAGAGCCGCGCGACGTCACCGGCACCGGCACGCGCCGGCCGGCGCCGCAGCGCCCGGAGTACGGCCTGTCGGAGGGCGAGCGGCAAGACCTCGAGACGTCCGGGGTGACCAACTCCCCGTTCACCGGCGAGCAGCTCAACGCTCACGACGAGGGCGTGGAGCCGGCGACCCCGGAAGCGCGCCGGCGCGCTGACCGCGCGCAGTACCCGACCGAGAGTGTTCCCGACAACGCGTGGCCGCTCGCCGGTCCACCGCCCGCAGAAGGTGGCGACGCCGACGCCACCCCGCAGGCCTGATTCAGGGGGAGGGCGGCCGCTATGCCATGGGCACCGGACTATGTACCGGTTGAAGGCGAGGAAGGTCTCGCGGCGTTTGTGCGGGCGCCCGAGACCGACCCGTTCCTGCCCGCCTATGGCACGGCGGCCGCCCGGGCTGTCGATGACTACTGCGGCCGCCAGTTCGGCCAGCTCGCCGTGCCGGGCACGTTCACCTACGAAGGGCGCCACGCCGTGCAACTGGACGACGGGACCTGGGTGCTCCCGGTCGATGACGTGCAGGACATCACCGCGGCGGTCGTGACCGTCGACGGCACGGTGGTGGCCGCCGGCGTGGACGGGTACCGGTGGTGGGAACGCGACGCGGTGGTGAAGGGCTACCCGTACACCGCGCTTCGGTTCGCCGATCGGCCGTGCGGGGACGTGGAGCTACTAGCCCGTTTCGGGTGGGTCGCGTTCCCGGCCGCGGTCGTGGGTGCGGTCCGGTTTCAGGTCAACCGGTGGCACATCCGGCGCGAGAGTCCGTACGGGATCGCCGGCTCACCGTCGTCGGGCTCGGAGATGCGGCTCGGCGCGCAGCTCGATCCGGACACGAAGAAGATCTTGGCCGGTGGCCGCGTCGTCCGCGCGCGGCGGCCGCGATGAACTTCGCCGACGTCTTCGATGAGATCTGGCAGGTGCTCGAGGGCGTGCCCGGGCTGAACGTGCCGGACGACGGACCCGGGGTGCGCTCCGGACCGCCGTCGCCGTACATCGAACTCCCTGACATCACCTACGGGGCGGCCGGCGCTGGGCTCGACCGCATTTCGGACATGGCGTTGACGATCGTCTTCGGCCCGGCGAACAACCCGCTGGTGTACCGGTCGGCGCTCGAGCACGCGAGTACCACCGGCGCCCGGTCCATCCCCGCGGCCCTGCTCGCCCACGACTGGCAGTCTTGCAGCACGCTTCGCCCGGGCCGTGCCGAGCCGGCCGCCATGGAGCAGCAGGGCGGCAATACCCAGGTCGCGTACATCTTCCACATCGACATCACGGGAGTCACCTGATGGGCAGCGTGCACGGTAAGGACTATTACGTGACCGTGGCCACCAAGGCCATGACCGCGTTCATCAAGACCAGCAGTTGGGAGGCAGAGTCGGGCATCCACGACTACTCCGGCAGCGGCACCGACAACACCAACTTTCGCGGCGGCCAGAATAAGCGGACGTTCACCATGGGCGGCTGGTATGACTCGTCGCTGACCACCGGGCCGGGGTTCCTCGAGGGGATCCTCGGTACCACCGTGGCCATGGTCCGGCGCGTGCAGGGCACCGGCACCGGCAAGCCTGAGCAGACCTGCCAGGTCGTGGTGGGCAAGTATGTGGAGTCGCAGAAGAACGACGACATCACGCAGTGGACGTGCGATTTCACCATTGACGGTGCGGTCGTGGCGACCACGCAGGCTTGATCAACTAGGGGGAAACGATGGCACGACTCACTCGCGAGCAGGTGCTCGCACGCAAGCTCGGCCACGGCGTGGTCGATCTTGGCGACGGCGACACGGTGGAGGTCCGCGGCCTAAGCCGCGATGAGGCCCACCACCTGCAGACCCTCGAGGTGGTCCGCGACCGGGACCTGTACATGATCGCGACCGGCATGGTCGATCCGAAGATGAACGAGGACGACGCGGCCGCGTGGTTCGCCGGCGACGAGGCGGGCTCGCTCGAGAAGGTGGCGAACGAGATCACCCGCCTGTCGGGCATGGCCGATGGGCAGGGGAAGGACGCCACCAAAAGCGTTCCTCGGTGACGAGGACGCGGCAGAGCGTGAGGGCATCAACCCGTTCGATTTCCAGTTGGCCGCGATGCTGCACCGGACGGTTGCCGAGCTGCACGCCACGCTGTCGCAACGGGAGTGGCTCCACTGGACGCGGTATGTCGCGGTCAAGCGGCAGAACGAAGAGATGGCGGACGCCGCGGCCGCCGCCCGGATGAGGAGATGAGCCCGTGTCGCGGATCTCGATCGACGTCAGCGGTATCAGACAGTTCACGCGACAGCTCAAACAGATGGACGCGGGCCTGGGTAAGTCGGTCCGGATCATGCTGAACAGTTCGGCCGAGATCGTCGTGACCAAGACCCGGCCCAAGATCCCGCGGCGTACCGGCGCCGCCGCGGCGTCACTGAAAGTCAGCTCGAGCCAGACCGAAGCGCGGGTCGCCGCGGGCGGCCGCAAAGCGCCGTACTACCCGTGGTTGGACTTCGGTGGGAACGTCGGCCCGAACGACAGCGTGAGCCGGCCATTCTTCACCGAAGGCCGGTACATCTACCCGACCGTACGGGAGAACAACCAGGAGATTCAGAAGACGATGAGCACCGGCATATCCGCGCTGGCGCAAGAGTCGGGCCTGGTGGTCACCGATGAGTAACCGCCTCGTCCTGTCGTTCGCCGGCGAGCCTGCCGACCTGTCCAACGCCTTCAAGTCCGTCGGCAAAGACGCGGACAACATGGGGGACCGGACCGAGCACGCCACCCAGCGGATGGCGGAGGGATTCGACAACGCGTCCATGCAATCGTCGATGCTGTCGGGCGGCATCGGGGACGTCGGGGGAGCGCTCACCGCGGCGTTCGGCGACGACTCCATGATCGGCAAGTTCGGTGCGCAAATGGAAATGGTCGGCACCGTCATCATGGGTGTCACGGGCCTGTCTGACCTGCTGCTGTTCGCGACCAACAACCTGAAGCTGGCGCAACTACGCGGCGCCGCGGCGACCAAGATTCAGGCGGCCGCGCAGTGGATCTCCAATAGCGCATTCCTCGCCTCGCCGATCACGTGGATCATCCTGGGCATCCTCGCCTTGGTCGCCGTCGTCGTTTTGATCGCCACGAAAACGGACTGGTTCTCGAGGGCGTGGCGCGCGTCGTGGAAGTGGATCAAGGACGCGGCGATGAACACCTGGGAGTTCGTCAAGCAGATCCCGAAGTGGACCGCGCAGGCTTTCGCCAAGATCGCAGAGTTCATCTCCAAGCCGTACCGGATGGCGTTCAACCTCATCGCCCGGGCGTGGAACGCCACGATCGGCCGCCTGTCGTGGACGGTCCCCGGGTGGGTGCCGGTCATCGGCGGCAACAACATCAGCGTGCCGAACCTGCCGACGTTCCACTCCGGCGGCATCATCCCGGGCGTGGTCGGCACCGCCGTACCGTTCATGGGCATCGCCGGCGAACGCGTCTCCGGCATCGCCTCCGGCGGCGCACGAGGTGGCACCACCACGGTGGTCGCCGGCGACGAACTGATCCGGCTGCTGCTGGTCAAGATCGCTTCTGAGGTCGAGAGCAACGGCGGGGATCCGAAGATGATCGGGCTACGGGTCCGCTGATGGTTGCCAACTGGGACACCCTCGGCCAGTTGTACTACAACGCCGGGTGGCAGCAGCTACCCGAATTGGTCGACGCGAACACCGGCGTCTCGCTCGAGCGTGGCGTGGCCGACGACCTCGACCTGAAACCCGGGCTCTGCAATTTCCGGCTGAACGATCCCACCGACCTGTTCCGGCCCAGCAACGCCGCGTCCAGCATCTACGGCCAGACCGGGCAGTACATGCCGGCGTGTTTCGCCACGGGTAGCTCCATGCGCTTCACCGGCGAGACGCAGTACATGAACCCCGGCCAGACCGACGACCACAAAGCCGTGGCCGGCGTGACCACCCGCGGCAACAGGTGGGTCGACGTCCGTATCGGGGGCCCGCTCACCCGCGTCGGATTCTGGCGCGACCCGCTCGCCGACGCCCTCTACACCTCGATCACCGGGCAGTACGCCACGAACCTGCGCGGCTATTTCCCCCTGACCGACGGCACCAACTCGACCTCACTCGCCAACGTGTCCCACCCGACACGTACCGGCCGCGTCAACGCGGTCACTCTGGCCAACGCCGACGGCCCGGGCGGCTCCAGCCCGGTGCTCGAGATGACCGCGACGGGATCGTTCACCACCCCGTACGCGTCGATGAGCACCACCGCGGGCTGGCAGTTGGCGTTCGCGACCCGTGTCGCCGGCGCGGATGTCACCCTGCGGCCGGTGTGGGAGTGGCGCACCACCAACGGCTACACCTGGCAGTGGCGGGTGACGACCACCGTCTACAACCTGCTGATCACCGACCCGAGCGGTTCCGTGATCCTGAACGAGTCCTACGGGCACGGCACCGGCGCCGGCGTCGGCCAGTGGATCTACACCCGGATCAAAGTCCAGATCGTGGCCGGCAACACCCAGATCGAACCCAGTTGGTACGCCGAAGCGGCAGACACGTTCTACGGCGTCACCACCAGCTACGCGGGCACGAACATGGGCGCGCCGACACAGAGCACCGTCAACGGCAACACGACCACCACGGCGGGCCGGTACGGGCACCACTTCGTTGTCACCGGCGTGAGCGACAACCTCGAGAGCAACGACTTTCAAGACGCGTTCATCGGCTACCGCCGCGAGCGTGCGGCCGCCCGCTTCGTGAGGCTGTGCACCTCGCGCGGCCTGAGCTACCTGCTGCGTGGCACCTCGAGCAAAACCGCCAAGATGGGCGCGCAGGGCCCGCTCGTGTTCCAAGATCACCTTAAGGAGATCAGGATCTCCGAGGGCGGTCTGATCTTCGACCGCGCCGACAACCTCGGCGTGGTCTTCGCTACCCGCGACTACCTGTACTCGCAGGCCGCCGCGCCCGTGCTGTCGCTGACCTACCCGACGCACACCGCGGGCACGCTGCAGGAGGTCACCGCGGCCGCCGACCTGTACAACGTGGTGACCGCCAAGAACACCACCGGCTCGAGTGCCACCGCCGCCCTGACCACCGGCCGCTATGGCACCCAGAATCCGCCGACCGGCGCCGGCCGGCTCGACAAGACGGTGGAGCCGAACCTCGCCAGTGACGGACCGCTGGGTGACGTCGCGAACTGGTGGCTGCGATTCTGGACACAGGGCGGACCACGGTTCGACACGATCACCGTCAACGCCGACGGTCAGCCCGGGCTACTGGCCGATCTGAACGCGGCCGAGCCGGGCATGTTCATCAGGCTGATCGGCCGCACACCGGACCCGCTGCTGCTGCTCATCCTGTCCACGGCGCAGAAGACCCACCGCAAGATGAACGTCTTCACGTTCGGCGTTGCCCTCGGCCTGATCTTCAACGTCGGCGTGTACGACGCGACCGGGTCGCGCTACGACTCCGGCACCACAACCCTCGCGGCCGGCGCCACCTCCACCGCCACCTCGCTGTCGCTGACCACCCGCAACTACCACGACCGCTGGTCTACCACTTCCCTACCGTACGATCTGGCGATTGCCGGCGAGCGGGTCACCGCCACCGCCATGACCGCCGCCGTCGGCACCTCCGGCGTGTGGACCCAAACCGCCACGGTTACCCGTAGCGTCAACACCGTGGTTAAGGCCCAGCTATCCGGCGCGGTGGTCCAACTCGCCGACCCGGTCTACTACGGTTGAGCTGCGAAAACGTCACAGCCGAGACGTACGATGATCATCTGTTACGGGTGATCAGGGGGGAATTCGTGCTCATGGATTGGCTCAAGAAAGCACCCACCGCGGTGACCGTCACCGCCATCATCGTGTGCGGCGTGGTCGTCGCGTCGCTGGTGGCCGCGTTCGTCGTCCTCACCATCAACGGCGCTGACACGGCAGAGTTTCGGCAGTGGGTGAGCACGCTCGGCCAACTGCTGGTGTTCCCGCTGCTGGGCACCACCGCCGTTGCATCGGTCGCTGCAGCCCGCAGCTCGAGCAAGGCTGAAGACCAGACAAACGGCCAGCTCGAGCAGCGAGACGAACAGATCAACTCCCTACGCGCCCAGTTGGCCGCGAGCGAGAACAACAGGCTCCGCACGCTCGGCCAGCTACCCGAGAACAGGAGAACACGATGACCTGGGGTGGCCTGAACCCCGCGCTTACGTCATGGCGTGAGGGCATCAACGATCTGTTCCCGTGGCGCTCCACCGCATCGGACGGCGGGTATGCCGACTCCAACCACGGCGGCAGCAGCGAACACCAGCCGGACCCCGCCGACGGCACCGTCGACGCGTACGACATGGACAACAATCTGCTGGGTTCGTCCGAGCCGCACGGCGACGACCGCGAGCGCAAGCTGCTCGAGACGCTCAAGCTCGACTTTGAGCAGGACGGCATCGACGGCGGCCGCGGCCACCTGTGGATCTCCCACGGCGAGATCGCGCAGCACGACGACCGCGACTGGGCTGAGGACGACTACACCGGCTCGAGCAACATGCACGACGTGCACACGCACTGGCAGTCGCACGAGCAGAACGAGCGCAACGGCAAGGCGTGGGCATTCACGCACACGATCGAGCTACTAGTGGAGATGGGCCTGATGGACGTACGCGTGACCAGTTTCAGCGAAGACGCGATCGTGGCAGTGCGTAGCGCGGCCGGCATCGGATGGCACAACCAGCCGGTGGGGAAGTCAGGCTATACCGCGGCGGTCAACGCCGACCACGTCCACGATGCGGTCACCGGGAACACCGGGAACGAGCGGGCCCTGTGGGAACGACTCGACAAGATCGACACGGACAACGCCGAGATTCTCCGCCTGCTGAACGCCCGGGCCCAGTAGATGCCGGCCGGCGATCGCGTCTACGCGGCAGACCAGCCACGCGTCGTCGCGCGCGGCCGCCGCACCACGTCCACCGCGGCGATCACCACCACCGAAACCGGTGTGTTGCGGATCGACAACATCCCCATTTTCGACGTCAAGGCCTACGGCATCCTCACGTCCAACATCAACTTGGACACGTCGGTGGCCAACGACATTGCCGACATGCGGATCCGGATCGCCACCGCGGCGACCCCGGGCACCGCGGCCACCACCGCGTCGACACAGATCGCCCACTTCCGGAACACGATCGACGACCTAGCGTTCTCCAACGTGCTCCCGCTGTCGGCGTTCTACTTCCCGAGCGCCGACGGCTACCTGTCCGTCCTGCTCACCTGCCAGCGGGTGGCCGGTACCGGCAACATCGTGGTGTTCTGCAGCGCGGTGGAGCTGCTCGACATGGTCGTGCAAGAGCTAGGCGCGGACCCGGGGGACACCGGAGTCGTCATCTAGCCGGTACCGTCCGAGATGCGGCCGCACTTCCCCCGTGGTGCGGCCGCACTCCCGGAGCGTCCGGGCCATCCCACAGACCTCCGGACGTGATGGGCCGCGGACGATCATGGGGGCATAAAGATCGGCCCGGGCCAACTGGCCCGGGCCGATCCTGTCTCCTGGGGGAAACACCCCGCACCCTACCGGCCGCGGCGCCGGCGCCGGGCCACGTGCGCGTGCTCGAGCTGCACCTCGACCCCATCCGGCCGGCCGGCCACCACCAGGCCCGACAGCGACACGCACGCGGCGCCCATCGGCCGCAGGCACGTCGGGCACTTCCGGTACGCGTGCCAGTCGATGCCGGCGACCCGCTCGGCGTGTTCCTGCCGATCCACCCGCATCTGAATCTCGGCCCGGGTCATGTCGGCGCCCACCGGTTGTAGTCGCAGGCAGCGTTAGGGTCCGTCGCGCACGGGCAGACCTTCACCGGCACGTACGGGGCCCGACGACGGTTGCGCCGCAAGCGCACCCACCACTTCGTGTCCGCTACCCCTGCCTTCACGTACACCTCGGTCCACCCGCCATACCGGCGCCGGTACCTGTCCCACGCGGCGAGGCGGCGCCGGGCGTGCGCGCGACTGCTCACGAGATCACCGCCCACGCGAGTGCGAGCAGGATCTGCCCGGCACCGGCCAGCCACGTCAGCGCGCAGATCCTCACCGCGGGCCCCCGTTCGGCCCGGGCGGGCCGTACGTGGTCGGCGTGGATACGGGCGTGCCCGGCCCGGGCGACGGCGCGTACTGCGGCGGGTGCGTGTTCGCCCACCACACCGCGAACGACAGCAGAGCCGCGCAGATGATGATCATGAAGCACCAGAACAGGGCCGCGAACGACATGGGCTTAGGCTCCGGCCGCGGGCCCGCGTAGTGCTGGTGGATCACGCCCGGGCCCGGGCAGTTGCGGCAGTAGGGGATCGGGATCGCTTGGCGCATGGACTCACTTTCGGCGTGGCCGGGCGTGAACGGGACGGGCGGCCGGTGTGCGCACTGTCCTGCAGCGGCCGCCGTGGTGTGCAGTAGCCCGCACCAGCAGATCCACACGTCGGCGCTGAACGGGTCGATGACCGGCATCATGGCCGGACCGCCAACCACCGCACCCGCGCGGCTTTGACGTTCTCGCGGTCGGCGTCACGGACCCACGTGCGGCCGGTGGCCCGCTCGCAGCGCTCGAGTAGCACGAGAGTGTCGACGGCCCGGGCCAGCGCGGTTGCGGCCGCGAGCGGCGGCAGCATCACAGCGGCCGGTCCGGCGACGGCACGTAGGCGATCACGGTCACGTATATCCCGGGTAGCTCGAGCCGGATGCTGACCTGCGGCCGGTCGCCGTAGACCACGGTGTGGTGCGCCGCGGCGAGCGATTCGAGCGCTGCCCGGTCCGCGACCGGGCAGTGCAGGTTCACCGTCCGAGGCTGGGGCACCTCGAGGTGGTCGACGAAGAAAAAGGCGATCGCGTGCAGCGCGGCGATGATGCTCGAGCGGCTCGCCTCTAGCGTCTCGGCGGCCGGGGCCGCGCCGGGCCCGAACCTCTCGGCGAGCAGGGTCTGATGGTCTGGTGTTCCCGTGGCGTTAGACATGCGATCCACCTTGACCCCGGACGGACGCGCGTGTCAACCTTTCTGACATGAATGCCCAAACGTTGCCACTTCCGAACCCCGGCGATTGGTGCTCGATCGCCGGCGCGGCCCAGCGGCTCAAGTGCAGCCGCCGCACGGTGGAGCGCATGGTCGCGGACGGACGCCTGATCGGCTACTGGCCGGAAGGGTCGCCGTCGCGCGCCGCCTCGGCGATGCTCTGGAAGCCCGATGTGATCGAGCTAGCGGACGCCCTCGAGCGTGTGCGTCGTGTGTCACGCGCCGTGACCCGTGTCTGAACGACTGCCCGGTATGCCACTCGCTGCCTCTGACCTGCACATCTGTCGCATCGATGACGGTGTGTACGAGCGAGACGCGATCGCGATCGCGCCGGCGCCGCGCCGCGTGTGGCTCGTGCTGACGTTGTGCGAACACTGCAATCACCGAACGGGCCGGTACTGCACGGCCCACGACACGCGCGGCCGGCGCCGCTGAGGTGGGGAAACGGAAAAACGCTCGGCCCGAGTGTTGACATCGGATGCCGAGCGCCTAACCTGATCTTCGCCACGAAAATCTAGCGGTCAGCCTACCGGAAACAGGCGACATTCTCTCGACAGCGTGACCAACATGGCACGCCGTACGAACGTGTGTTCAGGGCGGAGTGAGGTAGCAACCGCCCGGGCGAAACGGCCCGAAACAACGTCCCACGGTCGCGCGACCGTTCCCTGAGAAGGTGAATTTCGCGTTTTGGAGTCGGCCGCCATGGACGTGTTGACCCCCGGGGCGACCCGGGGGCGTAGACGGTAGGCCCAGCGTCCCCCGTGCAGAGCGGGTGCGCCCGGATGGCTCCGCCCCTGCTCGTGATCAATCCGCCCTGCCTGGCCGGATGGGATCGCTACGGCGAGCAGGGGCGGCCGGGCGCGAAAGAGCCGCCGACACAACCCGCCCTAGCGCGCCGGTAATGCGGCGCGCGGTGTGCTCTGCAGACGTCCGTACTGCGAGAACATCCCCACCCCTGTTCAGATTCGACGTCGCTCGAATCCGAACAGGGGTGGGGTACACCATCCACCAACGAGCAAGAGAGCCAGGGGATCGAAGATGAACGAGGTAACCCAGATCAGGTACTCACCGAACCGCGCGAGCGACCCCATCGACGATGCAAGTCTGCTCGCCGGGTACGCCGTCGACGCCCTACAGAATCGCCGCTACGCCCTCGCGGTCGAACTGGCCAAACTGTCGGAACGCGCCGCACGGGTCGGCGTGCGGCCGGCCGGCCACGACGCAGCCCAGCGTGACCTCTTCGGCCCGGGCGGCACCGCGATCGTGCCCCTGATCGGCCAGACGCGACAGGAAGAACCTAGAGACGCCTCGCACGCGCCGAACACCTGCTGCGTGCCGATCATGGGGCAGGGGCTCGAGCAGCAGCAGTGCGGGATGCCCATCAGGTACTCGGACGGCTCCAACGGCGCGCCCGTCGGGTGGTACCACCTCGCCGCGGACATCACCGATCACGAAGCGCTCCCATACTGAGGATGTGAGCAGGTCATGGGCGGGGGGGAGCACGAGGGCGTGGCGCAAGCTGCGCGGCTCTGTGCTCCTCCGCGACCGTGCCGAGATCAACCCTGCAACGGGGCGCCCATGGCGCTGCAGGGCGCACGATGAGGGCTGGTGTGCACGTGCAAACGCGGGTGCACATAGCTGCGAGGGGATCATGGTGCACGCTCACCACACGCTAGGGCGTGCGCGTACGGGTGATGATCCGGCGCACATCGTGGGTGCGTGCGAGGTGTGCAACCTCAAGATCGGTGACCCATCGGGGGGGAACACGGACCCGGTGTGCGTACCAGTGAGCAGGTGGTAGGGCGCATGATCGCGGTGGGGATGGCGAGCGGGGGATGATCATGGTGGACAGCGCCAACGTGCGGGTGGTGGTGGCGTGGATACGCGACGTCGCTGGGCTCGAGCTAGACGCGTGGCAACGCAGTGTCTTGGAATCGGTCTATTCAGGCCAACTATCGAGCAAAAAGCGGCCAAAAACGCGGGAAAATCACGCGGTCACGATTCGTCGACGTCGATGAGCCGCCGGTTTTTTCCGCAGGCCACGGGCCGGACAC